AATATCATAATTAGTCATTTTATATTCTCCTTTCTAAAAATATTAATATCTTGAATCTTTTGGAAGGCCTTGAATTTCTCTCATATTTGCTTCCTGTTGTTCTTTTTGATTTTTCATGTCCATATCATGTTGGGTTTTAGATTTGAATATTGCATTAAAAGATACACTTCTACGTTCTGGATCTCCCACAGAACAACGATAAGGATAAACTGCATGATATTGGTGAGATCCAAATATAAAAAAATCTCCAACTTTTGGAACTATATTAAAATTCGGAGTACAAAACTCTTGATCCCTTCCCGCTGCATTTGTAAAAAGAATAGATCCATCATCGTCTTGTCTATGTTTTTTTATTGACTTATCAAATTTTGGAACTTTTAAATACATAACAGAAGAAATTTGACATTGTGTATGTAAATGCATTGGATTGTATTCATTTGGAAATTGAGAGACAATCCACATAGATAACATTTGAGTCAACCAAGTTTCTGCAAGAATAGATTCTTCTTGAAATGGGAGCATTTGACTTTTACATTGAATTATAAATTGTCTAATTGCATCCATAAAAAATGACATTATACCCGCTTCTTCTAATTTTTTATGTGGTATAAGTAGTTCGGTTTCAATTTGTCCTGCAAGATTATGACCCCAACTTTTATGCTGTTTTTCATCATTAACGATCTCATCTGTCATTTCTAACATTTTTCCAAGAACTGGATCTGGTAATTTAGTTGCCAAAATAGGAACAGACCAAGGTTGTAACAACTTAGCATCCATATTGTATTCGACCATCTTTCTCGAATCTACTTCTGTACGAGGACGAATTTCTTTTTTTATTTTCTTATTTTCTTCTCGTTCTCGTCGCCTTCGTTCTTGTCTAGTACTCATACTGTTTCCATTGTCAGTGCCTCATTATAAAGATCTTGCATTAATTTATTGAGAGGTTCTTTATTATCAAACTGTAATCCATCAACACAACTTCGTATCACGCTCATTGTATCTTCTACATCTTCCATATTCTCAATATCTTCTCCTAAATCTTCAATATCAAAAAGATTATCCACTACTGAAATATGACCTATACCAACATCAAATAATTTATCCATCAACGCTTCGAACAAATATGAATTGTTTTTATTCCTTATAATAATCTTTACATATGTATCCTTATACCTTGATAAATCTCCATAATCTGTTTTTTCATCATCATAATAAATTTTATGAAACATAGAATAGGGATTTTCTATAAACTCCGTTTCCATTGTTTCAGTATCATAAATGTGAAATCCTCTTTTATCATTATAATCTGCCCATGTGATTTCATATGGATTTCCCAAATAAGTAATATTTCCTGTCTCAGATTTATGATGAAAATGACCGCTGTACACCTTTTGAAATGCTTTGAACATTGATGGTGAATGTCCTTCAATTGCAAACGAACCTTTATGTTGTTCGATCCCTTCAATTTGAAGATGACCAAATGCAACTGGAGCCCGTGTCTTTTCAATCAATTCTCTTGATTGCTCTTCGTTTTCATTGCATATCCAAGGAATAAAAACTGCTTGGTTTTTCCCATCCAAAGAAATTTCGGCCGGTTCATCATATACTATAACATGAGGCATTCCCTTTGTCAATTCTGTCATCGAATTTACTGCAAGAGTATTCTTATAGTAACAATCGTGATTTCCAATTATGATTTTAATATTAACACCCATTTCTTTGAGGGGATTAAATAACATCTCCTTCATAGAATTCAGAGTTTTATAGTTAATAAATTTTCGTCTATCAACCACATCACCCAAATGAATAACTTCTGTTATTCCCCTTTCCTTCAATGTAGGGAAGAAAATATTCACATAGAATTTTTTGAAAAAATCATTAAAGATTAAACTATCATTTCTTGCGCCAAAGTGAGTATCGGTCAGTAAAGCTATCTTCATGCGTAAATTCCACCTTCCATATAAGAAACAAGTGGTGATAATTGTGCAACATCATCATCTTTATTCACCTCTCGGGCTTTTTTCTTCTTCCGTTTTTTCTCTTCAAATGTATTAATAAAATCATATATACTTGCACGTTTATCAGCTGTCATTGGAGATGTTCCCGATGAAATACTTGACGCTTCAGTTCCTTTCATTTCTCCCATATCAACATAATCTTCAATTGAATTATATTCGTCCATTGTTTTGTACTTAATATACAATTGTTTTTTCTCTTTTTCAATTCTTCGTAAAAAAGCATAATATATAATTTGAGTAAAATATGCAAAAGGATTAGTTGATTTTTCTGGATTAAAATTACTTGCATACATTACACAATTTTCTATTCCATCACTTACCATCTCTTCTCTAAATGCATAATTAATAAAATTTGGTCTATGGGACAATCTCTCTGCTATTTTAAGAAAACATTCTCCTGCATAATCTGGTAATACAGGTAATTCAAGGTCATTATCTTTTGCCTTTAAATATTCTTCTCGATAATCTCCCATAACTACCAAAAATTTCTCATTATCAACATAATGTTGTTTCTTCCTAGCCATACATTCCTTTCTATATTTTTCATATTACCATTATATCAAATTATAACTATTTTGTCAAGTTTTTCAAACCCCTTGACAAATCCATCAAAAAGTGTTATAATGAGTATGTGACGGTTTGAAGTGGGAATATACTATCCTTACATTGGTATTGTATAAATGTGATAAGGAAAGTGTTCACTTGTATAAATCTTTACTCTTTCTACAAAATGATTTAAAGTATAATTCTTTCTTCCATTATAAGTTAAATCATCTGAAATATCATAAAGGGTTGCAGCTGTTTTAGTTTCGGATTTTCTCAATCCTCTACCTATTGATTGAAGATTTCTAATACGACTTTTAGAAGGAGAGGCAAACATAATGTTATGAAGATTCCTAATATTGATGCCAGTACTGTATACACCATAACTCGCACAGATAACGGCGTTTGATTCTCCTTCAACAATTGATCTAACTTGTTCTCTTGATTCTGCATCTGTCCCTCCATAGACATAGAAGAGTTTTCTAGTAGAAGTATCTAAAATGTCTTGTAACATCGAATGTAGAATATTGCCGTGTTTTTCCACCAATTGAAATAATATTAAAGTATTTCCAGCAAGTCCATTTACTAGATTACAAATATACTTATTCCGTTCTGGATAACTCACTAAAAAGTCAAGTTCTTCTTGATAATTCATTTTTGATACTATTGCACTCGCTTCTTTTGAATATTTTAGCACAAGACATCGTATCATTATTTCTGATAATGTTTTTTTCTTTATAAGTTCTTTGGTACTCGTTATTCTCTTAGTTGGTCCAAATAACCCTTCTAATATTAATTTATGCACTTCAACTCCATCAAGTGTACCAGTTGTACCAATTCTATAAGGTGCATTTTCTAGATTTTTCATTATTTTAGTAAGAGATTGTGCTTTATAAAGATGAGCCTCATCTCCAATCACTAACTTGAAATCCGAAAAGAATGGTTTTTTTAATTCATATAAAGACTGCCATGTTGAAATTATAATCGGTTTATCTGTTATTTTTTCTTGGCCCCCAAAAATTTTATGGACAAATTTTTCAACTTCAAACCCTTTGTCTGCATAAGATTCAAAATCAGAATACATCTGACTAACTAATGAAAGGGTAGGTACAATGATTAATGATTTTTCGGGAAAATAATATCTTATCAAATAATAAATTATGAGAGATTTACCAGACGCTGTTGGTGAAAGAAGCACACATCGTTTATTGTCAATTGAGTGCCTAACTGCAAAATTTTGATAGTCTCTTAATTTATATTTACATGGAAATGATGTAAGAAATTCAAAATAATCATCGTTTGATATTTTTTCAATTGGGTCATTTGTTTGATCAATTAATTCATATTCACGGTCAGATGCAAATCGTTGTACTTCATTTTTCAATCCATAATATATTCTACCATTATCATTATTGAAAAGATAAACATATCCATCCCACTTCTTTCTGCGAAACATTGGCATGAATTGATAATTCTTTGGACGAAATCGAAAATACTGATTCAATTCCATCTTGACGCCAGGTTCGCAAGAGAGCCGCAGATATACTTCGTTCTCTTTTTCCATTAGGATTTGCACGACTACCCAAGTCCAACTTGAAATTTACTCCAATCAATTGCGTTTTTGATTTGCCAATTTCTATTCTTGATGTTATCTAACACTCCCGATAGATAATCAACCTTATCCTCTTGGTCATTTATCAATGCTTCAAATTCTTGCAATTCACTATCTGCTGCAACATAATATTTTTCCAATTCTGATTTTGATATACGAATATTATGTTCTGGTTTTCTTCCATCTTTAGCAATTACGGCCTCCCATCTCTTTTGAAATAGTACCTTCCATTTTCTTTTAAATTCACGAAGTGTTCTCTTTTCCTTCGTGTACATTTCCATGTATTTTGCGTGTAGATTTGGAATTTTTATTGATTCACCATCTAAATTCTGGTTATCAATGGGAGCATCCTCTTCCCATTCTTTCATAATGATTTCAAGTTTCATAGTATTATTAATTATTCAATAAATTTTTAACCTCATAATTGGTATATCGAAAAGTAGCAGTTGCTTGAAAAAATTCCAAATCAGCTGCAGAACTATCAAATTCAATAGACGATACATTAATAGGAAATGCATCATAAAAATGAAATTCCATTTGGGGATTCATTGCACTTGTCAAAAGAGTAAGAACAATAGTTGATATAGTTCCACCCCTTGCAGTTGGATTTGTTCCTCCCGCCTTCAACTTACGATATTTCTCATGTCCTTCTGCAAGACCCAATGCAATAATTCTATCATATATTTCTATCCAATTTTTTAGATGTTCATCAACAATAAAACGAATAGATAATTCTTCAAAACTGACTCTTGAACCAGCGACAGGAATAGTTGCATGAGGATTGAAAATCTCAATCGCATCAACAGAAACGCCAGGAATACTTGCGCCTTGACAAAACCAAGTAAGACTTGGTGCATCTTCCATTGTCAGTCGAAAACTGATGTTGGAAAGATAGTTTAAGTTGTCTGGTATTTTATTTGTTGCTGCCATAGAATTCCTTATTTGTCTTTCTCTATACTATTTATTCAACAGATTTTCAAACTCCACGTAATTCAAATGTTTCCCCACATGAAGAATTTTATTTTCTAGAAACTCTTCTTCGATTCGTTTATGTTGTCTAATCCATGTTTCAGGATCGGATTCGGTATCTTTTAAATTTTCAAATTGGGTAGTAACTGCACTTAATGTACCAAGATAATGAGATGTTCCCAAATAGATATTATCAGCAGTTCGATCTAGATAATAATCAAATCCAATACAATAGATAGTTTCGCCTGGATGATGAAGACACGCCAATCTTAATGCGGCCGTTCCAGAATTGTATGATGTAGAAAAATGTTTTTCATCCCACCATTCAAGTTTTTCAGTTTTTTCTTCTGGATGTACCCAATATATGATAGTAGTTCCTCCATCACCAAACATAACAAACTCTTCTGTTCGTTCTTTTGTTTCAAGAAGTTTCATATTTGGTGGAATTGACATTTTTATCATATCATATTGCATTCCTGGCAAACGATCAAACATTTTAAAATGACATTGATTTTTTACAGAATATCCACTTCTACAAATGTCCCATGTCATTGGACCATCACCACACACCAAATGTGTTGGAGAATAATCACGATATATGG